CTGATCTTGAAGATTATGTTGGTGAGGCCAAACACGATGAGTGCGAAAAATGTCACTGTGATCCATGTGAGTGCGATGACGAAGTTAAAGAAAGCGCATTTGACGCATTTGAAGAATGGGCCAATGCTACAGAACAAGGCAAATTAACTAACGATCAAATAAAAGAATTAAAGCAGGCATTAGTAGATTTACCAGAAGGTCAATTAGATTTAGACACAGCATATAATTTCTTTAACGAGTTCGGCATCAACGATGATGATTTAGATCATAAATTTCAACAGGCAAAAGACTTAGATCCAGAAACAGATCCTATTGAAGTATTCAAAGTATGGGCCAAAGAAAGTTATCCAGAATTATTAGTAGCATTAGGCATGAGTGACACAACACCTCCTCCAGAAGACAGCACTGAACAAGAACCAGTAGCAGAAGGATCAGGCCTTATGATCAACGGTAAAGAAATTGATATGCGAAGTTTAGAAGTTGATGGTGTTAATCCTAGAGACTATCCAGATTTCAGTGATGCATATATTAGCTATGCTACATTCACTGATGGTTCGGAATTGAGCGATGAGGAAATGGATCAATTAAACGACGAACACGGTGATCTTGTACATGAGCTAGCCTACGATAGTCTACACGAAAATGAAGAACAAGGTGGCATGCCTAACAAGACAATGTCAACTCGTGAGGGCATGATCAAAGAAGTTGCTAAGATTGTTAAGAGTTTTTACAACAGAGACAATCCAGAAGTAGGACCATTCCGCGGAAACGAAGGCATTGCTATCGATGTAAAAAAACAAATCAGTGAAAAGTTTGGTGAACAAGCTGGAGAGCAGGCCGCTCAGATGGCAGAAGCATTTATGGAAAAATTAACCAACGAATGGCAAGAGCGTCATGGTAAGTCCGCTGGCGTAGCCGACGATGGTCTTGCTCGATTAAAAGAACTAGTAGGCAACATTAAAACCAAAGTAGAAGGCATTGGCGATCAAGGCAATGGAGGCACCGATTTTAATAAAAATATTATGTCAGCTGAAGCAGACGATAAAAAAGAAGATCCACCATTTGACCCACCTTATAAAACCGTAGAACCACACAAAGACCAATTTGGTAATACAATCAAAGATAAAAATATGGCCAAACATTTAGCAAAGCAAGGCATGAAACAGGCAATGGATCCAAAAGAAGAAATTTTAAGATTAGCCGGTTTGGCAAAATAATTCAAAAATAAACATAATTTTTCTTGACTTCATAAATACAACTGTGTATAGTTAACTCTATGCACAGTTTTTCTTTTAGTCAGTAGGCTTTAAGAGAATGGCAAAAACTAAGGCAATATATTAAGGAGAACATTATGGCCACGTTAGCAGAAATCCGCGCGAAGCTTCAGGCTTCCACACAACAAAGTTACACCTCTGGTGATAACGCAATTTACCCCCATTGGAATGCCGCAGAAGGTACAACTACAACAGTTCGATTCCTTCCCGATGGAGACCAAAACAACACATTTTTCTGGATTGAAAGAGCAATGATCAAATTGCCATTTGCTGGAATCAAAGGTGAAACAAATTCCAAACCAGTTCAAGTACAAGTTCCTTGTATGGAAATGTGGGGCGAGACTTGTCCAATTTTAACTGAGGTACGTCCTTGGTTCAAGGACAAATCTTTGGAAGATATGGGTCGTAAATATTGGAAGAAAAAGTCTTATTTGTTCCAAGGTTTTGTTGTTGACAGCAAATTACAAGAAGACAAAACGCCAGAGAATCCAATTCGTAGATTCATCATTGGCAGTCAGATTTTTAACATTGTTAAGAATGCTTTGATTGATAGTGAGATTGAAGAATTGCCAACAGATTATGTTCGTGGTTTGGATTTTAAAATCACTAAAACATCAAAAGGCGGTTATGCTGATTACAGCACATCCAATTGGGCTCGTCGTGAACGTGCTTTAAGTGAAGCAGAAAATGCCGCAATTGAACAATACGGTTTGTTTAATTTGGCAGAATTCCTACCTAAGAAACCAACTGAAGTTGAGTTGAAAGTCATCAAAGAAATGTTTGAAGCATCAGTAGATGGTGAAGCATATGATGGCGATCGTTGGGGTCAGTACTTTAAACCAGCCGGCTATGGTGGTAGTGGTACTGCTACAGGATCAACAACTTCTGCTCCAGCAACTCCAGCTACAAAAGCAAGTGCTCCAGCACCTGCTGCAGATCCAGTTGACGAAGATGATGCTCCATTTGACGCAGATCCTCCTAAGGCTAAAACTGAGTCAACAGGTGGTGATGCCAGCGGTCGTGCCGCAGACATTATCGCTATGATTCGTAACCGTCAATCTAAGTAAGGAGAATAGACTATGGGAAAGGCCTTCGATATTTCGAAGTTCCGTAAGTCTATCACTAAAAGTATTGATGGCTTAGGAATTGGGTTTAACGACCCAACCGATTGGATTTCAACCGGTAATTATGCCCTAAACTATCTTATCAGTGGGGACTTCTTTAAGGGAGTCCCTCTTGGTAAAGTTACAGTTTTTGCGGGCGAATCTGGAGCAGGTAAATCATATATTTGCTCAGGTAACATCATTAAAGCGGCACAAGAACAAGGCATTTATGTTGTCTTAGTTGATAGTGAAAACGCACTTGATGAAAAATGGTTGTTAGATTTGGGTGTTGATACATCTGAAGATAAACTGTTAAAACTCAACATGGCCATGATCGATGACGTGGCTAAGACCATCTCTGAATTCATGAAAGAGTACAAAGTTATGCCAGAGGACGAGCGTCCTAAGGTATTATTTGTAATTGACTCTTTGGGCATGTTGTTAACTCCAACAGACGTTAACCAGTTTGAAGCAGGTGAAATGAAAGGTGATATGGGCCGTAAGCCTAAAGCACTTACAAGTCTTGTTCGTAATTGTGTAAACATGTTTGGTTCATACAATGTAGGCATGGTTTGTACTAATCATACATACGCAAGCCAGGATATGTTTGACCCCGATGACAAGATCAGTGGCGGACAAGGTTTCATTTATGCGAGTTCCATTGTTGTTGCTATGCGTAAATTGAAATTGAAAACGGACGCAGATGGTAATAAGACTACAACTGTAAACGGTATTCGTTCAGCTTGTAAAATTATGAAAACTCGTTATGCCAAGCCATTTGAAAGTGTACAAGTTGAGATTCCATACTCAACTGGTATGAGCCCGCACAGCGGATTGGTTGATTTGTTTGAAGCCAAAGGTATGTTAAAGAAAGAAGGCAATAGTCTTGTTTATACAACTGCTGATGGTGAGATTATTAAACAATTTCGCAAGGCATGGGAAAAGAATGAGAAGGATGGATTAACCATTGTAATGAATGATATTTCTACACATGGTGAAAAATCCGAGCCAGTTGCTGTTGAAACTACAGAGGAAGAATGACATGGAAGAAGATCTAATTATCGAAGTATGGGACGTATTTAAAGAATATGTTCCTGAGAAAAATCGTGAAACTGCCGCAAGTCATTACGTAGATTTTCTATTAGGTAAAGATGTAGAAACATCAACACTTGAAGGACTTATTGGTTATGATTCTGCCTTGGATTCAGCCATTGAGTTAGTATTAGGTGAGACCGAAGAAGACAACGTCGACGACGATTGGGGCGATGAAGAAGAGGAATACTAATGAGTTGGTATGCTAAAGTCAGCAAAGACATAGCACATCTTCCAGGTAGTTTAGATTTTTTTTACAACGAGTTAGACGCGGCAAGGCTTGAGGTTAAAATTCACGGAAACGTGGAAAAGGCCTCAGCGTCCCTGCCTGGTATTGTAGAACAACGTTTTAATCAACTTCAAGAAATTGAGGCTATATTAGAATATCTAAACATCGAACTAAGACGTATTAAATCTAAATCATTTCGAAAATATTTAGAAAACTATCAACGTGCTCTAAGTAGTCGAGATTGTGAAAAATATGTCGAAGGTGAAGCAGATGTTGTTGATATGGAAAAAATTATCAACGAATTTGCTATGCTTCGTAACCAATGGTTGGGAATTATCAAATCCCTTGATATTAAACAATGGCAATTAAGTAACATCATTAAATTAAGAGCCGCAGGACTTGAAGACATAAGTTTATGACAACACTATATATTGAAGATCTTGTCGTACATTTGGCAATGAACAGAGCTTCCAATCGTTGGGAAAGTAATGTGGTTCAAAGTTTTTACGAACAACTATGTAGAGGGCAAGGCTTTACTGAAAAACAAGCCACACTGGCGTTGAGATTGTTGCGAAAAAATATTCAAACAATTGTTGGTGTTTCATCTACAGATCTTCAGTATGCTTTAGATAATCCTACCTATAAATTAGGAATTAGAAAACTCAATAGCTCAATTAAGGCATCGATAATCAATCATGCCACTTGGATTAAAGCAATTAAGTTTGAATTTCCATTTAATCAATCTTATATAGAAAAAATCAAAGAGAACAAACAGCGATTGAACCAACCTATATGGGATGGTAATGCCAAAGCATGGTTGTTTCCACTAACTGAAGAATGTATTCATTTTGTTAATACATTAGTTGACCGTGAAGCATTCGAAAAAGACGAAGAGTTTGCTCAATATGCCTATGCTGTAAACAATGTCATTGAAAATGTAAACTCTTACGTTCCTATGTTGTCGTTGAACAACGGATCTCCAGTATATAAGAATGTTCCACCGCAAATTCCCGAACTTGAAAGCAAAAATATCGTCGATGCTTTATTTGAAGCAAGACAAGCTGGAATTTTTACCTGGGACGAATCCGTAAATGAAAAATTACTCTCTTTGGAGATCGATCCCATTGTTATGAATTTCTTAAATTTCGAAGAGGATGATGCTTTTTACGTAGATAGCACAAAAAACGAATTTTCTTCCATGAAATCATTGATAAAGCACTTAGGACGCGGAGTGTTCCTTATTCCGACTGGCAGTGAATTATCAAAATTAACAATGATTTATAACTCTTTAAAGAGTCAAGGATATGAAGATTCAGAAATGTCTGTTTTATTTAGATTACCTTCTGAATCTGGCTCAAAATTCAATGATTTTGTGAAAAATAACCACCTAAATGACCCAATTTCAGATAAAACAAAATTTGTGTTTATCTGTACCAAAGTGCCTAAAACAATTTTGAAGTCAGATGTTAAATTTAACTTTATAATGAATTTAGGATATGTTAATATACATTATACCGTCCGTGAATATATGAAAAATTGTCAAAATGTCGTATACTATAGTGACAAGAAGCCACATAGAGAAAAATATTTTGTCCACATGTAAAGTTATAATTCGAGATGAAGTGAATGTTAAGATTGAAAATTTAGATCTTGATACACGCAAAGCATTGGTCAAAAAATTCAAATACGAGGACCCATCTGCACGCTTCAGACCAGCCTTTAAATTGGGTCGTTGGGACGGTACCGTGAGTTTTTTCGGTCTTGGAGGAACTACATATTTGTCTATGCTACCAACCGTACTGGAGTTTTTAGAAGGTAGAAATTACTACATTGAACTTGAGGATTTGCGTACTCCGACCAACCTACAATTTGACGAAATTTTTGAAGATTTTTGGGGTGAAAAAACATGGCCTGAAGGTCATCGTTATGCTGGAGAAAAAATTAGATTACGTGAAGACCAAGTTGAAGTAATCAACATGTTCTTAAAAAATCCGCAATGTATTCAAGAAATTGCCACTGGATTTGGTAAGACAATTACCACAGCAACATTGGCAAAAATCACCGAAAAATATGGTCGAACTGTGTGTATTGTTCCTAACAAAAGTTTAGTAGAACAAACAGAAGAAGACTTTGTAAACTGTGGTTTAGATGTTGGCGTTTACTACGGAGACAGAAAAGACCTTGATAAAACACATACTATTTGTACCTGGCAAAGTCTCAATGTTTTAGACAAAAAATCCAAAGAAATTAACGATGATGAATTGTTAACATTGGCGGAATTATTAGAAGGTGTAAACTGTGTAATGGTAGATGAGGTACATATGGCCAAGGCCGAAGTGTTAAAAAATCTATTAACAAGAAATTTATCCAGTGCTCCTATTCGTTGGGGATTAACAGGGACTGTGCCAAAAGCAGATCATGAATTTCAAAGTATTAGAGCAAGTTTAGGCGAAGTTGTACATACTGTTAAGGCACATGAATTACAAGAAAAAGGAATTTTGAGTAACTGTCATGTGAATGTTATTCAAACAGCTGAGTGGAAAGAGTTTGGCAGCTACGCAGAAGAATTAAAATATCTTGTCACTGATAAAGATCGTATGTCTTATATTGCTAATTTAATTAATTCTATTGCAGAGAGTGGAAATACTCTTGTGTTAGTTGATAGAATTGAAAGTGGTGATTTCTTAAAAGAAAATTTAAATGACAGTGTGTTTATTTCAGGTAAGGTAAAGACCAAAGATAGAAAAGAAGAATACGATGAAGTTAAAACAGTTGATAACAAGATTATTGTGGCGACTTACGGTGTGGCCGCTGTGGGTATTAATGTCCCTCGTATTTTTAATTTGGTTATGTTGGAACCCGGAAAGAGCTTTACACGAGTTATACAGAGCATTGGGCGTGGCATTAGAAAAGCAGAGGACAAGGACTTTGTACAAATCTGGGATTTCACTGCGTCTACAAAATATGCGAAAAGGCATCTCACAGAGAGGAAGAAGTTCTATGCCGAAGCAAAATACCCGTTCACGATTAAAAAGGTAAAGTATTAAACCTTTAATTTCTTTTTTTCAGACC